CCTCTTCCCGAAGAGCCAGAAAAGTTGCCAGACGTAAATCAGTCGGATGAAGATAAGAAAGTACGCATGGCAAGTCTTCAACAAAAGAAAAAAGGGCGTGGTTCACTTATTACCAATAAAGGCGGCGCGGCTGGGTTAGAAGGAGAAACTGACGAAGCTAAGAAAACTAAACTAGGTGGGTTCGGATGAGCGTAAACGCAAAGCAATTACTTAGCAGAAATGAAACGCTGAAAGAAGACCGTACTCTTTGGGACGGCTTCTATCAAGACGTTGTTGATTTTATGCGAATGGGTAAACAGGCTCCTAACGAACAGCGAGTCTCTGGTACTCAAAGGCATAAGCATTACGACTCGACTGCGCCACATGCTTCAAAGACTCTTGCTTTAATTATGGCAGAGACTTTGACAAGCAAAGCGATTCAGTGGTTCGGCTTTAAAATTCCTGAGTCATCTCAATATGCTGATTTTAATGACGACCAGGATGTTCTGCGCTGGTTCGATGATTTATCTAAAAGCGTTAACTTCGCTCTTCAGCAAAGCAACTTTTACGTTGTTATTAATGAAGTGTACGAAGACTTTAATTCATTCGCCACAGTCTGCCTGTATATGGAGGAGGCAAGGCTAAAGCATAAAGGGTTTAACGGATTAAACTTTAGAGCGTTGCCAATCAGCTCTTACGTTTTTGCTGAAAGCGAATCAGGATTAGTTGATACAGTTTTTTGGGAGTACGAAAGAACAGCGCGGCAAATGGTGCAGCAGTTTGGTGAAAAGAATATTCCAGACCCTGTTCGCAAAGCATTAGAAAAAACTCCTGACGATAAGTTTGATTTGGTAAGAGTGGTAGCCCCCGTTGACGAAATTGGCGCGAAAGTGGCGAGTAAGTTTGCATACGCTCACGTTGATATTTTCAAAGATATGTCTTTGGTATTAGACCAACGCGGCTACCATGAAAATCCATATATGGTTGGACGCTGGGATAAAGCATCTGGGGAAACAAGAGGACGCGGCCCTGCCATGATAGCGATGGATGATATTAAATCGCTTAACCAATTAAGAAAGCTTGAGCTTACTGGATTAGAAAAAGCAGTCAACCCTTCCATACTAACTGGCGAAGAAGGTTTTATCGGCAACGTCAAGTTGGGCGGTAACTCAATCGTCTACTCGCGTGATCCGCAGAACGTCAGGCTATTACCTACAGAATTACGACTCGACCTTTCCTCGTTAAAAGCAAATGAGCTGCGCCAGGGTATCCGCGATATGTACTTGACGGATCAATTAAACTTGCCTAGCAGCTCGCGCATGACAGCAGAAGAAATTATGACAAGGCGCGGCGAGATGGAAAGACTGCTTGGCCCGACGATAGCAAGATTTGAAACTGAAGTTCTTGGGCCAATGCTGGAAAGAGCCGTTGGTATCATGTTGCGATCAGGAGCGATTGCTCCACCGCCAGAAGTTTTAAACGGTTTAGATAAGATTGACATTGAGTACGTTGGGCAACTGGCAAGAGCGCAGCGAGTTTCTGAAGTTCAATCCATGCAAAGCTGGCTGGGCATGTTAGCGGAATGGGGGCAACTTGATCCAGAGGTTATGCAGATTCCTGACCTTCCAGCGATGGCGAGATTGGCAGCGCCAATTTTGGGAGTACCAAAAAAAGGTATACGAGGCGCGGCTGAAACTCAAGAAAAGATTGGTGAGGTTAAACAAAAAGAAGCAGCGATGCTCCAGCAGCAACAAGCGGCCCAGGTCGCGGAGTCGGCTGGCAAGGCAGCGCCTGCAATGAAAGTCTTACAAGAGGGAGCGGCAAATTTAAGTGACGAAGACAAGCAAGCACTCGTCCAGCAATTCTACGAACAAGGGTAGCGATAAGCTGTTACGAGCGTTTTACGATACATTCAAAAGCCAAAGTGGCTCCGTAGTCTACGAGCATCTTCAAGATGTTTATAACAACACATCCAGTTTTGTTCCTGGCGAACCTGAGACTACGGCTTATAACGAAGGTTGCCGTGCGGTGTTCTTACAGATAAAGCACAACTTGGAACGCTGGGAAAACAGAGGGTAACACATGAGCGAAGAAACGATAACCTCAGAAGTAGAGGCCGTGGAATCAACCGAAGCAGTAGAAGAAACAGCAGAAGAAGTAGCAGAAGTAGCGGAGAAATCTTGGCGGGATGAATTGCCAGATGACTTGCAGGGAATTAAAACCTTGGAGAAATTCAAGGACGTTTCAGGTCTAGCTAAAAGTTACGTTGAAACGGAACGGTATTTTGAGGGAGCAGTACGCATCCCAGACGAGAAAGCATCCACTGAAGAGTGGGAGCGGTATTACACAAAGTTGGGTCGTCCAGAACAGCCAGACGGCTACGAGTTTGAAAAAGTTGAGTTGCCAGAGGGCATGAGCTACGACGACAACTTTGAAAAAGCTTTTCTGAATAAAGCTCACAACGCAGGCTTGAACAATAAGCAAGTCAGCGAGCTTTACGATTGGTGGAACAGTACAAGTAAGGATATGTACGTTGAAGGCCAAGTTGAATCTGAGAATACAATTCAGAGAGCAGAGATAGAGTTAAGAGCAGATTGGGGCAGGCAATATGATGAGAAGCTTGCAGGAGTACAGCGATTGGTTGATAAGTATGCTGACGGCGCTGACAAACAATACTTGGAAGAGTCAGGTGTGGGCAACAACCCTGGCTTGGCAAGATTCTTGGATCGACTTGCTAAAGACTTTGGCGAAGGCCGTCACTTGGGTGATCCAAAAGTCAATGCCTTTACTGATCCTGAGTCGGCTCAACTTGCTAAAGACGCATTTTATAACGATACGAAGAGCGACGATTATCAAGCTTACTTCGATGAAACTCACCCGCGTCATAACCAGATGGTTAAGATGATTGACCGCTGGAACACGACGATTCACGGGGAGGAGTAAATGGGATTAAGCCAGGATATTAAATGTAGCGATTGCTTGTATTTCATCGATGCTACAAGCACTTGCGAAGAGTACAGCGCATCGGTAGAGCGAGAAGAAACAAGAAACTGTTATTTTTTTCGAGCTTTACCGAAAGACGATCCTTCTATGGACAAGCCTATGGCCCCTAAGAAGACCGTTAAGAAGAAACGCCGCAAGGCTGTTCCTGACAACCCTAAGAGGGCCAGGGCAAAAAGTCAGGGGAGTCCAACTTATGGGCAACTCTCCGCAATAACTTAATTAATTTATAGGAGAGAGTAATGTCTAACCAAATTAACAAGGCATTTGAGACTTCCTTCTCCGATAACTTTATCCACCTTGCAAGTCAAAAGACTAGCAAGCTGGCTGGAGCGGTTCGGATGGAACAGGTCAACGATGCGAAGCAATTTTTCTTCGATAGAATGGATACCGTTTCGATGGTTCAATCTATCAGTCGGCATGAAGATACACCTCTAACCGAGGTTCCATTTTCAAGACGACGCGTAACATTTAACACATACAGAGCCGTTGACTTGATCGACAATCCTGATCGAGTGAAGATGGCAAAAGACCCAACGTCGCCTACCATGAAGCAATTGATGGCGGCTATGAATCGGCAGAAAGACGATGTAATTATCGCCGCTGCTCTTGGAAGTGCTTACTCAGTAAACTCTTCTGACACAGCTTCTGCGGTAAGTCTTCCTTCTGGACAGCAAATTGCAAATGGTGGTAGTGACTTGACACTTGCTAAATTGCTTGAAGCTAAGAAGAAGTTATTGAGCAACGACGTTGATCCAGCAGAAGAGCCAATGTATATCGTTTGCGGCCCTGACCAATTGGAAGCGTTGTTGAACGTAACAACCAATACGAGTGTTGACTATAACAGCGTCAGAGCATTAATGAACGCAGAGCTTGACACATGGGCTGGATTTAAGTTCATCATTTCTAATCGTCTTGCTAAGAGCGGAAATATTAGAAGCTGTTTCGCATGGGCGAAGTCTGGACTTGGCCTTGCCATGAACGGTACTCCAAATATCCGAATCTCTGAGAGAAGCGATAAAAACTATAGTACTCAGGTTTTTGTTGAATGTTCACTGGGCGCGACACGCATCGAGGACGAGAAAGTTGTCCAAATCGATTGTGACGAATCCTAAACCTGATTACTTAATTTAACTAGGAGTATTAAAAATGGCTACTGCATATTCAACAGAGCTAACCAACTATGAGGCTACTCCTCAAGTTATGGTGGACTCTGGAAGTGCCGGTGGAAAGGTTCGCGTATGGTCTGACACCATCGCTGCTGGAACTGGCGACATTGACGACAACGACATCCTTATGATGGCTGAAATTCCGTCCAACGCAAAGATCAAGTCTATCAAGTTGTACAACGATGACTTGGACAGCAACGGATCGCCAGCTTTGGTAACTGATGTTGGTATTTACAACGGTAACGTAAAGTTTAACGACACTGACGGTTCTGCCACAGCTTATGCTGCGGAAGGCGTTATTGATCGTGACTGCTACGGTACGGTAATGACTACGCTTCAAGCAGCTAACACGGCTGGCGTTGAAGTTCGTTATGAAACCCTTGGCGTTGAAACGGTTGGAAACTTTATGTGGGAAGACGCTGGATTGACTTCTGATCCTGGCAAAATGCTTCGCATTGCGTTGACAATCGAAACTGCGGCTGCAACTGCGGCTGCTGGTGACGTAACGATGGTAGTTGAGTACATCGTAAACTAACGGATTGGGGGAGGCTTCGGCTTCCCCCTTTCTTTAACTATTGGTAGACAATGGCATCTTTTGTTGAAATTACATCGAATGCGCTAAGACTTTTAGGTGACGATCCTATCACTTCTTTATCTGATGATTCAGAACGAGCGAGATTAGTTAATGCTCTGTATGAGGAAGTCAGAGATGAGGTAACTCGCGCTGCAATGTGGAACTGCGCTAAAGATCGCCAAGTGTTAGCTTCATTAGCAACTACGCCAGCATTTGGCTGGTCGTTTTATCACCAGCTTCCATCTGACTGTTTGCGTGTCGTTGATGTGCTATCAGGCGACATTCGCGTTGAGCATGAGTTGGAAGGTAGAAAGTTAATGACAGATGAAAGTTCTGTCAATTTAATTTTTCTGAAAAAAATAACTGATCCGAATGACATGGATAGTTTGTTCATCGGAGTCTACACGGCAAAACTTGCCGCAGAACTTGCCGAGCCAATTACAGGCAGTCGCTCTTTAGCAGAACAAATGTGGCAACTTTATGAACGCAAAGTGCGTGAAGCTAGAACAATTGATTCTCAGGAAGGCACAGTATCTAATTTGGATATACAGCAACTTGTAGACGCTAGAGCAGGCACGGTACTTTAATGGCAAAATCTGCTTCAATAATTTCCACGTTCACGGCTGGCGAAGTAACAGAACGCCTGGACGGACGGACTGACCTTGCTAAGTACAAAGACTCTTTGAAGACTTTGGAAAATGGCATCGTGCTTCCTCATGGCGGTATTAAAAGTCGAGGTGGCTTTCATTTTGTTGCAGATGTCAAAGCGACAGCCGCTGGATCAGAATTGGTTACTAACGGAACTTTTGCCAGCAACATTACAGGGTGGACAGATAAAAGTGTTGGGAGTGGATCATCGATAGCTCATGCGACCAACTTAATGAACATCGTTTCAGTCGATGCCAGTAATTACGGATGGGCTGAAGATAGTTTTACGACTGTCGCTGGAGTTCGCTATGTAATGAGTTTCACGATTGGCACTGGCGCAATTAACGTGCAGATCGGAACGGCTACCGCAGGCGAGCAAATTCTAGCTTCTACTTCTTATACAGCAGCGACTCACACGATTGAGTTTACAGCAATAAGCACTTCGACTTTTATAGGTTTTAAGCACACTACTGGCGCAACGCATACTTTGGATAATGTTTCAGTCAAATCAGGGACGCAGGATGCAAAAGTTCGCTTAGTGCCTTTTGAGTTTTCAGTCACGCAACCTTACATATTAGAGTTTGGCAATTTATATATCCGTATATACAAGGACAACGGGCAAATTCAATCAGGTGGTAAGCCAGTAGAAATCACTACAACTTATCTGACGGCAGACTTGCCTTCACTAGCCTTTGCCCAAAGTGCAGATACTTTATATATATCGCATAAAGAATACGCTCCGAGAAAGCTGACTCGCTCGTCACATACTTCTTGGACGTTAGCAAAAATTAGTTTTACCGGCTCTACGTTCCCATCTACTTTTTGCGCTGGCTCCGCAGGCGTTGGAACAGATGGTAATGACAAGAACCCAGGCGCAGTCACTTTCTTTAACCAAAGATTATTTTGGGGAGGAAGCAATACTGATCCTCAAAAGATTTGGGGAAGTGAAGTAGCAAGCTTTGAGTCTATGGATCAAGGCAGCGCGGGAGCTGATAACAGCGTTGAGTTTACTTTAGTGGCAAATCAGGTAAACGCAATTCAATGGCTGGCAGAATCGACTGACATGTTATGCGGAACACTGGGCGGCGAGTTTACAATTACTGGAGGACAGGACGATAATATTTCTCCGACAAATATTAAAGCGGTTCGCCAAGCTGGTTTCGGAAGCAACAAAGTAGCACCTCTTAATGTAGGTAACTTACTTTTGTTCAATCAAAGAGCTGGGCGAAAAGTAAGAGAGTTGGTATTTAGCTTTGACGTTGACGGATATTTAGCGCCTGACATTACTTTGCTTGCAGAGCATGTTAGCGAATCGGGTGTCGTGGACATGGCTTACCAGCAAGAAGAAGACACCATTGTTTGGGCGTGTACTGCTGACGGAGTGTTAATCGGTTGTACTTACTTGCGCGACCAGAATGTAGTGGCATGGCATCGTCATCCAGTAGGCGGCGATATGCCGGTAATCGAATCAGTAGCTGTTATCCCTTCTTCTGATGGTTTAAGAGATGAGCTTTGGATTAGCGTTAAGAAAAGAGTTAATGGAGTA